TGTTGTTATATGAAGGATAAGCCAAAAAATCTGACAAAGGTGGTGACTGTTGAATAACCTGAATTATTGTAAATATAATATGTACAATAATTATATGATGGGCGTTAAAAAACTAGTGTGTTGTGCGTTTTTATTCTTTTTATGTTTTTTACTATTGAGGTTTTTAATTAGCCCTCAAACTATCGAAGCTCTAGGGGGTCGCGGCGGCGGTCGAGGTCGTGGTGGAATAGGCTATCATAGAGGAATGGGTTACCGCGGTTATTATGGTAGAGGATTAGGACGTGGTTACCATGGATTAGGGCGTGGTTATTATGGTGGCGGAGGATATTACGGAGCAACGCCGGTGTATATTTATGACAATTATGATTATTATCAGTCACCTTATTGGTATAGATACATTCCATTTATGAATTATTTTTATTAGTAAAGAAAATTAAACCTTGACCGTGCATATTTTATACTATATGAAATTATATTATAAAACCATAAATCAAGAGAATTAAATATCTAGTGAGACGGTGTTACTAGCGGACTTCTTGCGGCGACCACTGCGCTTAGGCATATTACCTTCAGATTGTAAATCCTTTAGATCGCTAATACTTATTGTGCTGTTGTCGTTATTTTGCTGCGCCTGGGCGGGCGGACCTTGAATATTAATTGTTTTCGTTTTCAATCCAGAAAGAATATCAGAAATATCGCTAGGGCCCTTCATTTCTGCGCGTGGCGGCGCCTGTTGCTTTTTGCTGGTTCTATCTTGAACATCAGGTCTCTCGAAATTCTCTCTAAGACTGAGACCATCGTCCGTAAAAGAGCTGCGACTCATATTTAAGTCCGGTCTTGTTGCGTAGTTGTTGTTACCTGGTCTTCCCATTGGCGGCGGAATCGCGTTTGGTCCCTGCGTCTGCATTGGGGGCGGCGGGCCACCACCTCCTCCTCTAGGAGGCTCATTCATCAAACCACCCATAAACCCGGAAAATCCGGGGTTGGATCCAGCCATCGTATTCACTGCGGCAGATTGGAAGGAACGCATCAAGTCAGGGTTTTGTCTTAAGATATCATCCATACCGGGCATTGCGCTTTTAAACATTGTATTTGTCATGTGAACCATCATAGCACTACCACCGAGCTGGAAAAGTAACTTCAATTCCGGTGCCATAGATGCCTTGCTCTTGTATTTTTCGTGTAATTCGCCAAAAATGTCATCATAATCGGAAATGTTTTCCTGTAGCTGTTCACTCCAGCCGTCCAACTTGATATCGAACGGGTCAAACTTGCTGTTCAAAAACTCCATTCCGTTAATAACCGCCATCAACATATTCCCTTGAAATTTTACCGAGTTTTGCTTGGACTTCTCATCCATAATGGTTTCATATTCTCCCTGCATTTCCAACAAGGATGACTCCATATTGTATTTTTTGGACAATTCGACGCCCTTCTTTTCCAATGCCTCAAGACGTCTGAGATACTTGAACTTCTCGCGCAATGTTTCCTCCTTGGAGAGCTTAGGTTCGATTGGGCCAGTTTTGTCGGGATTCATAGGAATATTGTTAAACTTTCCGTATCCGTCCCATGTTTTCGAGTCACTTTCAGTCTGGGATGTGGATTTTCCAAGATTGGGCAGATCATCATCATAGTTGTTCAACTTGACACTGGGGGTGTCGCTAAATGAGACGCTTGGGTTATTAAAAAAATCAGATTTTGGTTTGTAACTGCCGCCATCGTTAGCATCTGACAAATCATTCAATTCATTTTCTAAATTATTTAAATCATCCAAATCGATATCACTTGTTGGCTTTTTACTGTCCTTAATTCTATCATTCATGAGTAGCTCAAGTCCTCCTCCAAAATTTGTAGATTTACCGAAGCCGCCCTTGCTTCCGGATGCATTGTCGTCAAAATCCAATTCAGTAATTTCTATCATGTCCGCCATTATATCTATTCATTAAATAGAACATTTAATTTTAAGTCTTACGAATTGTAAATAATAAATTGAAATTGAATTAGGTTATAATTTTATACAATTTGAAAATTATAAACCGGGGCGGGACTTTAAACCATGAGAATTATAAAATTACAGCTTTTTATTATTAATAAACCACATTCCTTGAAGGAACGAGTCCGAAAGGTCATCCTTCTTTTTGTGTTTGTTAAAGTATTCTAAATGTTCGGAAAATCTGTTATCAGTTGTTAAAATCCCTAAACATTTGGATATGCCAAGTTTCTTTCTGTCGCCATAAGTTCCCTTGTCTTTTATGTCGCAATCCTTTAATTTATTGGCAGCAGAAATAAACTCTATATGATTAACCGTCAAGTTTGCCATAATAAAATACTGTACGATCATTCCTTGTATGGTTTTCATTCTGGTAGCAATTGGACTGATTTGGTTTTCTATAATGACATAATCAATTGTTCCTTCGGCTTCGAATAGTTTATTAAATTTTGTTTTAATGTTTGCTCCAATATTAAATAAATCAACGTCGGCGGCCTTTTTGCCTACGATTGGCTGAAAATACGTCGCTTTTATGTGTTCATTAATAATTGCCACCAAGTCGACCTTTTTCGCCTTTATATCGTGTGTAATATTGTAGCCATCTGCGATTTCATGTAGTTTTTGGATTTTTTGTTTATTAATAAAGGCTGCGGATTGCTCAGTTTTTGGAATACTAAATGACTGCTTCTTAGAGTGTTTTAAACAGTAACAATTGTCCTCTTTTCTAAATTTTGCCGGTTTATCACACGCAACGCCTTTATCAATGAAACAACAATTAACAATATCGTCTTGTTCTGATATATCCACGCTATCCCATTTGGTTATTGCCAACGGTCCCTCTGGTTGCGTCTTGGAAAAAAGGCAAAGTGCTAGATTTTTTATACCAACGTCAATGGATAGGATTTTCATATAATAATAATTAAATACTTAATATTATATCGTTTACAACACAAATTACATTTTCACACCAGGCACCATATTTTGATAACTAGCAGGGTTAATCGACGGTGAAATAAGTCGGGCGTTTAGCTGTTCTCGGGTCAAATATGGGTTTTTTAAGTCGCTGTTGCAGTAACCGAAACCGGGCTTGCTAGTGTCAAACGTGTTCTTAAATTTAAATGGCACATTATCAGACGGTGTTCGGTCTGATTTTACATGAGGGTCTAAACCTAAATCATAGCACGCCTCCATGCTATTATAGTTCATAATCTGAAGGCCGTTGTGCTGTAAATATTGGCGATAACTCCAATTATTCTGAATGCCTTCCTGTCTCTGAATTCTCTCATTTACTACAGCTGAGGGCTGCCACGATGCAAAGTTGCGCCCGTCGGCCATAATTGGCGGGAAATTGAAATTAATATTATTAGATCCGCTATAACAAGTGCTCCAGCTCATATTTATATACTTACAATATAAAAAACTTATTCGTCTTCAAGCAATTTAAGTAGCTCTTGTTTCTTCAACTTTGAAGCGTCGTCCACTAGTCCTTTATCGGTAACAATGCTTCTTAATTTGGGCAAGGGAAGCTTTTTGTAATCAACTGAATCCGCGTGAATTTCGTCTAAATTAATATTGATTGTCTTCAAATCACTTGCCGAAATGTTGATATGAGATGCGTCTAACTCTTCAACAGCTGCGCTATTTTCTGCGGCGTGACTAGTTAACATTTCAAGGACATTCTTCGGACTTGCACGTGAGCCCATGCTTGATTGTGAATTTGTGTCGGTTATATCTTCATCGATTCCCCCTAAATCTTCCATATCGTCAATTTCTTCGAAATCATCCCCTTCAACAGACGGGGTGGGCATATTTAGAGTGAGTATTTTGATATTTGTATGATTGTTATCATCATCTTCCTCTTCCTCATCAGATTCCTCATCAGAGTCCTCGTCGTCATCAGACTCCTCGTCAGAATCATCACCAATAGAATCGTCCATTGATTCATCGTCAGATACCGGAATTAAATTATCATCTTTATTTTGAAACAGTTGCATATTTGATTCTTCTAAAGATGGTTGAGCTTGTTGCGAAAAACGGGGTAAATTTGACCCCCCCACTCTATTTACTGTTAAATGGTGTAATCCCATCTTTACTCCATTCATATCTTCTGCTAAAGTAGAAACTAAACTTAACATGGATGCGATTTTGTGGTTTTGTTCTCTCGATTTACTCTCAAAATAAACCACCACAAGAGCTACTACAAGTATTAATATTCCTAAAAACATGAAAAAGGTAGGATTAAATAAATCAGTCATCATTTTATTACAAAAAGACTATATAAATTAATTTGTTTACTAACGAATTGATTTATTTACAGGATATTCAACTATTCTTCCTTATTGAAGCATTGTGTTCTCAAGTATCTCCTTAGGGTAATTCATTTCTGTTAAAATATTAATGCCTCCCTTTATTTCAGAAATTCCTTGTGCGATTTTGTATTTATAACGTATTTTGGCGCCAATCTGTTCGGCAACCATTCTACAGTTTTGAATACTTTTTGTTTTGTCCAATTTTTTACAGACTTTAACAAAATGTGTTGTAAGCAAACTGGAAACCTTCTTGTATTTCTGTAAGTATAGCATGAATGCTGTGGCACTCGTTTCCGCCTCCTCGGGGTTTGTTCCAGAATATAATTCGTCAAATGCGCAAAAATGCGTTTCAGTCTTATTCGCACTTATCGTGTCCAAAATTTCCTTACATCTTCTCGCCTCTGCTTGGAATAGACTATCGCGCCCAGACGTGTCCGGGATGTTCAGATAACAATGTATATGCTTAAATGGCGCGAACTTTGCCGAGTCATAAAATCCGCAGCCGAACTGTTGTGTGACTATAATGTTAATTAGCGTCGATTTTAAAACAGTCGTTTTCCCCGAAGCATTGGGTCCGGTTAAAATAATATTCTTCTTAAATTTAATGTCGTTTTTGATTGGTTTGTCGTCTTTCAAGCACGCATAATAACTGTTTACAAATTTTCCTTTTTTACTGTCAGCTGTAAATACAGCATAGTTCATTTTTCTCTCTTCAATATTAGTTTGTAACCCTTTTATACAATCAATATACCCGTTGAACCCAAGTGAATACATTATAGCCGCGTCATATTCGGTGTCGGCGTGTAATTCATAAAAGTATTTAAACACACGCCCAATTTCCTTAAACTTATTAATGTTATATATACTATATTCCGTTATCGATTTAATTTTATTTCTAATGTTTTCAAGTATGTTCATTTTTGTTGTGAGTTCCTGGTTGAACCCTTCGTGCGTAGGTAAATCCTTTGAATATAACAAGTAGTTATCCATCGAATCTAAGGTGTTGTCTAAATATATACCAATATCTCTAAAGTGGTTATGGATTATTTTCATATTATTATTGAATCTAACACAGACCATGATATTTTGGTAAATCGAAAACAAATAAAAGGCGGCGGATACAAAAATATATAGTCGTTCCTGTGCGTTTATTTCAGCGAAATTTACCGTAAATAACTTGCCGATTGCGTTGGTTTCTGCTACCACCTTTAATACATCGATATACTCATTCACTGTCAACGGTAATCCCTTCATTTTCAAAATAAAAAACGGTATTATCAGTATGATAACTGGGACTATGAGAGACATTAGTGGCGACAATAAATTATAAATGCTCATTATTTGTAGGAAGATCTCGGATGTATTTAAAAACTCCAACATTTCCCAATCAACGTAATAATACTTTTCCTTAAATCCAGCTTCTAGTTTTAACTCACTCCATATGTCAACTATGTTTTTATAATTTGGCGATAAACTTGTATACCTAGTTTGCGATGCTACATATGTTTTGATAAGTTTTTGATTATCTTTCAAGAAATTAGTATCGGTTGTATAATATTTCGATATTTGCTCGGTTATCTTGTTCGATACGTCATTATCATTATTAAAACAAAAAGAATATATTGGATTACACGATTCGTCGACGGTATTTATTAATTCTAAATCTGTAATTATGTTCTTTTTCAATTCGACACGCTCATTGTTATAATAGATTGGGA